CACCAAAATAAACCATGCTATAATAGGCCATTATTAATTTTAGTGGCCTTTTTTTATGTCTGATAACATCGTCCAAGAAAGATCGATCTATTTCTTAGATCAGTTCGAAAATAATAGATTGGCAAGAGACTTACAAAAAGGTCTAAAAGCCATGCGCGGATTCCTAGTAACGGAAGGCGGCTCTGTTAGTTCGTCTTACCTACCTCAGTTTCCAGAAGAACCAAAAGAAATCTACAGCCTTAGACTGTCTCGGTCTTATCTAACTAATTATGCAAAGCGCGCCATCACGTCAGACTCTGGTAAAATCTTAGCCAACAGAGCGCAGATTGTAGGGAAAGACAACGACCTATTGCCAGACGAATACTATTCTTGGCTGGACGATATTGATTTGATCGGTACCGACGACCAAACTTTCCTGTCTAACGAAATGCAGAAGGCGGCGTGGAAAGGCGTAACCCTTTCTTTTGTTGACTGTATCAAAGACGAGGATTCTGACGAGTTTAGGCCGTTCGTTCGTGCATTTGATATTGATGACGTGCTTGACTTTAAATCCAGTCGATTAACTGGTCGTCTAACATACATCAAATTCGCCACCCAAATGGAGGACGACTCAGAAGACGCTATGTTTTCATCGGCTCAGAAGAGCGTTGTTTTTGAGGTCACACCTACAACATGGTCTGTATACGACATGGAAGAAGGCGATAACGGCGAGCCTTTCGATGGCGGAGAGATAATTCGATACAAAGACGGATCAAAGCGTATAGAGAATGAAATCCCTGTAGCTATTTTTTACACAAACAAACAAGGCCATTTAATTGGTGAGTCGCCATACCAGACTCTAATGGAGTTAACGATTGAGCACTTTCAATCTAACTCAGAGATAAAGAACGCAGAGACTTACGCGCTACAGCCTATTTTGTTCGGTAAAGACATGCCTAGTGACTTCGAAATGAAAGCTGTGGCTTCGTATCGAGGTATCTTTATTGATCCTCAAGGTGCTGGATACTCACCTGACCTTAAGTGGGTTGAGACTGACACGGCAGCAATTAAGCAGGCTAGAGACGGCCTAAAAGACTTAGAAAGCAGAATAGCAACATTCTCTATAGATGCCAATTCTATTCGGCCTAGTGGCAATGTGACAGCTACAGAAAAGAGTATTGATGCTGCTGGATCTAACGCCGCACTTAGAGCGTTTTCAGTTGGGTTGGCTCAATACATGCAGAACATCATAGAGTACATGTCTAGCTACACTCTAAACCCTGTAGAAGTTGAAGTTGATATTCGCCCTGACTTCTCTCTAACTGATAATTTAGAGACAACTAACACGCTAATAGAAATGAAGAAAGAAGGAATAATTAGTAAGAGGGCGGTTGTAGAAGAGAGCATTCAAAACAAAACTTTATCGAAAGACTTTGACTACGAAACGGATCAGGAGTGGATTGCAAAAGAGAACGAATTATCTATAGCTTCAGCCGACGCGGTAGCTGATGGAAAGGGCGAGGTGGAAAATGACGCTGATTATACCACAGTAGAGAAAGAGCAAGAAGAAGAGACGATCATATAAGAAGAAAAAAGTCAATAGTTTTGTGTTATAATAAGTAACGAATCGAACGCAAGGCGTTCATATATATAATAAAAGCCGAGGGCTAATGTAATGACAGACGAAATTAACGAATCTCAAGCGCCAAAAATAGACGAATCTCAAGTTCGATCAATGGCTGAAAAACTAGCAGAGCAGATTGCGGCAGAGCGATACCAAGGGTACGAAGCGCCGGAAAAGGTAAAAGGTTTAAAAGATAAGAATGAAGAGCTTTTAACTAAGTATCATAAGTATCAAAACCTTACCGATGACGATGTTCAGCGCATTCAGCAAGACAAAGAGCGACGCGAGAAAGACGAAATCTACGCTTTACTTTCAGAAGGTAAGCATGACGAGGCAGTATCTAAACTTACAGCTCCACGCTACGAAGCATGGACAAGTGAGTTAAATGGCACTAAAGAGCAGTTGGAAGCAGCACAGAAAACGCTAATTGAGCGAGAAAAAGCGCTAGAAGAAAAACAAGGCGCATTACTCGAACGAGATAAGAAAGATTACTTAAAAAGCTTAACGTCTGATGACGATAGCTTTCGAAAGGATTATTTCGGCGATTTCTACCAACTACAATCCAGCTCTATTGAGATTGACCCATCCACAGGCGCGGCATACGCATTAAAGAATGGTAAGCGCGTAGTTGATATGGAAGGTAATCACGTTACATTTGAACAGCATTACAGAAAGCTAAAGACTGACCATGGTTTATTCTGGTCAGCTGGACAAGGCGCAGGTTTACGAGGCGGTGGTTCTGGTGAAGGCTTCACAGGAAATCCTAAAAACTGGGATCACAGCACGAAAATGAGTTACATCGCTGAAAATGGTCGTGAAGCATACGCGAAACTGCTATCGAAGCAATCAAAGAAATAGCCAGACCTATTAGGCTGGCGTAACCAAAAGGCTACACTGGCCTAATAACTTAAAAGAGGAAAATTGCAATGGCTTTACTTACACCGCAGTACCAAGAAGAGTTTTACTTGGGCGTAATTGAAGAATTAGCTCGTAACATTGACGTGTTTAACGCTGGCTCTAACGGTACGCTTTTAATCGGTTCCGAAGATTACATGGGTGATTACCTTAAAGAGGCGATGTATGATCGTATCTCTGGTTTGGTTTCTCGCCGCGACGTAACTGTTGATACAGCAGCTACAGATTTGCGTATGGCACTACAAGAACATGTTGGCGTTGACGTAGCTCATAAAATCGGGCCTGTGTTTGAAACAGACGAGAACTTTAAACGTCGTGGTCGCTCTATCGAAGAAATGTCTAACATTATCGGTCAGCAATTCGCAGGTGATTTCATCGCTCGCGGTCTTGATCTTTTGGTAGCTTCTCTTGTTGCAGCAACAACTAACGCTACGACCTTAGTTAACACAACAGACAACACATCAACTACTAACTACAAGCATTTGGTTAAAGGTCAGAAAGCGTTCGGCGATCAATTCCGTAACGTGTCAGCTTACCTAATGTCTTCTACTGCATTCTTTGACTTAGTTGAAGACGGCTTAGACAACTACCAGATCGAAAATGTCGCTGGCGTTCAGATCGTATCTGGTGTTATGCAAGGCGCTTTAGGCAAGCCAATCATTGTTGCAGACGTACCTTCATTGTCATTTACTGACACTACCGACTTTGAACGTATCTTAGCATTGACACCTAATGCAGGCTCTTTGATCGAACGTTCAGGTCGTGAGTTCGTGTTTGATCGTGTAACAGGTCAAGAAAACTTGGGCTACCGTTACCAAGGCGAAACTAACACCCGCATTCAGCTTAAAGGTTATGCTTGGGATACTACGGCTGGCCGTAACCCAACTGACGCAGCTCTTGCAACAGCGGCTAACTGGTCAACTGTTGTGGATGACGAGAAAAACTGCGCAGCATCTATGGTTATTTCAGCGTCTTCTTAATCGAAGTCGCTAGATAACAAGGTGTTACAATAAAGACTCCTTCGGGGGTCTTTTTTTATTACTTACAGGTGGTTAATGTGAAAATTATTTATTTCGTAAAAAACGGTCAACCAACAGCCAATGATTTGCTGTTAAAGTCACTACTAACAAAAAGCGGAAATAAGGTAACATTCTCTAACGGGTCGGTGCCTTATGGTTTTGAAGACTCATGTGGAAAGGTTGTTATGTCGGAATCATTTCAGCATGTAGAGGACTGGTGCGCTAGAGCTGGCATCGAATGCAGCGTCGGTGAAGCGTCGGTTGATATTGAAGACGCCGAATTTGTTGAGGTTGCAGAAGAGGATGAAGAGTCTGAGTTGAGAGAGAAATACTTTCAATTGTTTGGAAAAAAGGCCGGTAATAAGAAACTTGAGAATATCAAGCTAGCTATTGAAGAGGCTGAACAAGATGAAGCCGAAATTGAAGGTGAGTAACTAGCATTGCATCCATAAAGCCTCGCATAGCGGGGTTTTTTTTATCCTAAATAAACCACACCTTACATGTTATAATAGCTTTAACATACCTACATTTTGGAGTTATTATTATGTCAAAGACTTATACTATTAACGGAGATTCAGAAGTTTCCACCGTAGTAGATCCAAATTTCAACCATATAACTGTCGGGGTGTCATACTTTACTGATGACACATACACCACAATAGCCTCTCCTAGCGCTGGGACACTGGCCATACAAGGCCGAGTCAACGGTAATTTTGGATGGTCTGATTTAGTGGGTTCACCTTTGGATTGTACGGACAATTCCGCATCGGCTAACACGAGCACTCAGCTACAAGAAATTCGAGCTGTACCAACCAGCCTTGATGCTGGCGTGTACTTTAAAGTCACTATTACTGGCAACAACCACTAGGAGTTAATATGTCTTTAACCCCTATTTATGGCGGAGACGGAATAACCGACGGAGTAACGAACTCGGTTGAAATGTTAGGCGTTTCATCTATCGATGAATCTAATGTAGTAACGTCAACCATTGACGGCGTAACAGCTACACCAGTTGCAGAAACATTAACGGATGCGGGTTATCTAAATATAA